AGGGCGTGTGTGGTGCCCCCTCCACCCCGAACCATCCCGAAACGTACCAACCCGGACACTCCCCCCCTAACAGGATCTCACACAACCTGAGACCCCCCCCACCCAACCTCACACAACCTGACCCGCCCATATGCCGAGACGCCCGGCTCACGTGCGAGGGGTGCGTCCTCGTTCGGGTTTTTGGGACTTGTGTCGGGATGTGTGTTGGGGTGTGTGGTGTCGCGGTTGGTGTTTTCCCTTTGGGTCCCTCGCACTGGTGTGTGCCGCTTTCCCGCTGTGTCCCCCGTGTTGGGGGGTTGCACCGTCGTGGGTCCTGTGACTGGCGGGTGGCGGTGGCCCCGGTCCGGTGGGGCGTGTGGACTGTGGCCCTGCGACGGGGGTGTACCCGGGGGTCAGGCCGGGGAGCTTTCCGGGGTGGGACTTGCCGCTTGGTGCGGGCTTGTGGGTGCGTCCGGCCGGGCCATGCTCAGGGTGGTTGTGGTGAGTGTACTCTTATGGTGTGCGCATGTCATGTGAGGTGTGTGTGGTTGTGTTGGGTTGTGTTGGAGGGTGTTGGGGTGCCTGTTTGGGTTGAGGGGTTTTGCGCGGCGGTTGAGTCGGGGCAGACGTTGAAGGCTGCCCGTGAGATGTTTGGTGTGTCGGAGGTGGCGTATTCGCGGTTGAGGTCGCGGGATCGGGCGTTTGCCGCACGGGTGGATGGTTTGCGGGATCGGGTGCGGTCCATGTCAGGGCAGGGTGGGGAGGTGCGGTCGTTTGGCGGGTTCGTCGAGAAGTATTTTGGGATGACGCACATGCCGCACCAGTTGCGGATCGCTGACGAGTTGGAGTCGTTGCAGCCAAGGTCGGTGACGATGGTGTTGTGCTGGCCGCAGGCAGGGAAAACATCCACGATTGAGAACTACATGGTGCGGCAGTTGGCGTTAGAGCCTAACCATCGGTTCCGTGTGGTGTCCGAGGCGCAGAACCTTTCGAGGCGGATTGTTCAGGCCTGCCAGCGGAGGTTCACGGACACGGGCCTGTACCCGGAGTTCATTGGCCGGTACGGGCCGTTCTTTCAGGCAGGGCAGGCGCGTGGCGGCCGGCCGTGGGGCGCTGACGAGTTCACGGTGTATGGGGCGTCTGGTGTGGAACGCGACCGGTCGGTTGTCGCATCATCATGGAGGTCGTCGCTTTACGGGTCGCGGATCGACACGCTCATCATTGATGATGTCCAGTCGCAGAACAACATCAATGATGCGGCTGAGATCTTGAAGATCGTGCAAGGCACCCTGTTCTCCCGTGAGATTGAGATGCGTACCTTGATTGTCGGGACGCGCATCGCGGCAGGCGATTTCTACGATCGGATTCTCGACGCGGGACTCGTCACGAAACTTGTGCAGATTCCCGTGTCGGGCGGTATGGGCGCCGACGCGGGGGAGCCAACCTGCCCGGAGTTCTGGGATCGGAACGTGTTCCATGATGGGAAGGGTGTGTGCTGCCCGCGACGGTTACGTACCTGCCCGGCGGACGGGTCGAAGGTCACGCCCCGCGAATACATGGAACTCCTCCGGTTTCAAACATCGGAGGAGATATGGGAGGCCGCATACATGCAAGACCCGCAGGTCGCGGGCGTGTACCCGTTCGCGGGTGTGCTGGACCGCTGTCTTGACCGGTCGCGTAGCGTGGGGTGCGCGGCGTGAGTGTGGTCCTAGGGCTCGACCCTGCGATTGGTGGCGGTAACGCAATCATCGCGTGTGCTCTCACAGCCGACCGGCTGAACATCCTGGATGTTCAGGTCGACTATGCGCTCGGCTCAACAGAAGCACAGTTTGAGATCATCCGCCAGTTCGCTACGACGTACCGGCCGCACCTGTTGATCGTGGAAGCCGACGCGCAGCAGCTAAGCATCGGAGCGGATCATCGTCTCATAGAGATGGGCCACACGTTTGGGTTCACGATCCGGCCGCATATCACACGCGGGCGGAAAGCCGACCCGGTGTTTGGTGTTGCGAGTATGGACCAGGCGTTCCTCCGGTCAGAAATTTCGATCCCGTGGGCAACACATGCCGATGAGGTGCGGATGGCACCTCTTGTTGACCAGCTTCGGAAATGGCGGCCGGACAAAGCAACACGGCATGTCACACAAGACGCAGTTATGGCATTATGGTTCGTGTGGCGTCACTGGGAACAAATCAGGCGACGCCATGAGGACAATCCGGCGTTACCGTCACGGCCCGCATGGGCGCATCCTGACCATAGACTGATCGGAGCGGCCACATGATCTCGGCGGACAGTATCTTCGCCCTGTACGAGCAGCGGAAACGGCGGCTCACCCCACGCCATGCCCGCATGATCGAGATGCGTGACACGCATGGCGGCACACTTGTTTTGCCGTTACCGGAGATCGACGCGACGGAACGCCCCGCGGTAGCGAACCTTGTCCTCCAAGGCATCGAACAGCATGGGATGCGTATCGCGTCGACAATGCCATCGGTCTACTATCCGCCCGTCCACCCTGGTGTGAACGCCAGCGAGGAACATGCCCGTGACCGGCAACTCGTCACCCGCTACTGGTGGTATCAGACACGCCTGAAACTCAAGATGCAGCGTCGTGCCCGCCAGCTCGTCGCCTATGGGACCGCGCCTGTGGTCATCCGCCCGAACTTCCGGACCGGTATCCCCGAATGGAAGATCCGCGACCCGATCGGCTGCTACCCGCCGGAGATGGACACCGGCGAGCTCGTACCATCCGACGTGATCTTCTCATACATGCTGCCCTACGCGCAGATTCGCCGCGACTAGCCGGATAGCGCCCTAGCGATGAACAGGGCCGCCCATGCCGGGGATGACACCACGTACATGATCCTTGAGTACATCGACGCGGCCGAGCTGGTACTCGTCGCGTGTGGCGATAAGCATGTCCCGCACCGGACTGGATCATCAACGTCGGGTGAGGCAGTCATCCTAGAACGGATTGAGAATCGGACAGGCCGCCCGCTAGCGGTGATCCCCGGCAGGATCAGTCTCGAAGGAGACCTAGGGCAGTTCGATGGGATGGTGGGCTTCTACCAGGCGCAAGCGAAACTCTTCGCCCTGGAAATGCTCGGCGCGCAACGTTCTGTCTGGCCGGAAACATGGCTCGTGGCGAACGGCGTGCAAGAGGCCCGCATCATCCAGTACGCAGATCCGCTCCGCGGGCAGGTCGGTAAGATCGAAGGTGGCACCCTTACGGTAGTACGCCAGGACCCGTCACAGCTCGGGTTGCAGGCCGTGGACCGGCTTGAACGTGCGCAACGCCTCCAGGGTGGCATCCCCGCAGAGTTCGGGGGCGAATCAGCATCGAATGTGCGTACCGGCCGGCGTGGCGACGCGATCATGTCCGCTGTCGTGGACTTCCCTGTGCAGCTCGCACACCAGGTGTTCGAGGAGTCATTGCAGGAAGAGAACCGGATCGCTGCCGCGATTGACCGTGCGTACTTCGACACGACGAAGTCCGTGTACGTGTCCGGTACGAAGGGGACGGTCACATACCGGCCTGGTGACACCTGGGAGAACGACACGAACTATGTGCGGTACTCGAACGCCGGCGCGGACCTGAACCGTCTTGTGATCGAAGCCGGGCAGCGTATCGGGCTTGGCACACTATCGAAGCGTGGGTTCATGGAAGTAGACCCGCTTGTTGAGGACCCTGAGCAGATGGGCGACGCGATCAAAGCAGAACAGCTTGAGGATGCGCTCCTCGCGTCGATGCAGGCACGAGCGCAGCAAGACCCGACGTTTGTCGGCCCACTCGCGGAGATCATCAAGGAGGTCCGCACTAATAAGGGTGATCTCGCGGACGTGTACCTGCGGGTTGATGAACGGTACCGGAAGGCGCAGGCGGCGGCGGCAGCGGCGGCGCAGAACGTACCGTCACCTGCGGGGATGCCATCACCTGAAGGGCAGCCAGGACTCGTGGAGCCGGTCCCCACGATCGGTAAGCCAGAACCATCTCTCGGGAATATGAGCAGAATGCTCGCGGATCTTGTTGGCTCACAGAGAACCGGCGGATAGCAGGCCGGAGGGGAGGCACTCATGGGGCAGGGCGGGCGACGGCAGGGAACACCAGGTAAGGCGTACCCGAACCGCACGGACCTGAACGCCGATAGGCAGCCGGTGCGTGTCCCGTCCGGCGGCCGGTACGGTGACCGGCAGGCCGCCGAGGCCGCACAGCGGATCATGCCGTTGCCTGACAACCGGCCGGATGTCGTGCCGCTCGACGCGCCGTCACGCCGCCCGGATGAGCCCGTCACAGCAGGCCTGCCTGTCGGGCCTGGCCCCGGCCCTGAGATCCTCGGGCCCGCGGCAGGCCCCGACCAGGACAGCGAGATCGCCGCGCAGATCCGTGCCCTGTACCGGCAGTTCCCGTCGAATGATCTCCTCCGCTTCCTAGAACGTCTTGATCGGGCAGGCCGGTGAGCTGGTTCCTGTCCCTCGACGAGATCCACCAGATCGCCGCGCGTGTCGAGCAGGACAACGCGAGGCGTGCGAATGCGGAACGTGCGATCCTATCGAACCTGCCGATGGCAGCAGATGTTGCCCGTAGGCTCAGCGAATGGGGTGATGTCGCACCGTCGTTGCCTGTTGGGCTGTCGTGGGCGCTCGCTAATGGGGGTGTGCGACCTGATTCGGGGATTGGCCCGTGGATGGTGGAGCATGGGCAGGCTCTCGCCGAGGCGATGGCACGCACACCCGATCCGACACCCGAACCGGGCGGTATCCGCGGCATCTTCCATGATGTCGGTGATGTTGCGACGACCGCTGGGCGGGCCACTCTTGGAGCACTTGGGGATGTTCGCGGTGCGGCCGCCAGGACGGTCCCAGGCCCAGGTCGTGCTGTCGCACGGTTCGGCCTCGCAGCGTTGGAGGATCTTGCGGGTGCCGCACAAACAGAGCTGTCTCGGGCCCGCGCACTGTCATACCGGGCGGAAGATGCTGTCACCAGCAGGATCCCCGGCCCTGGCAGTGTGGGCGAGATACCAGGGTTCGGTACCCCGCACGGGTACACGGAACCGTCGCGGGGAGCGAACGTCGATCAGTTCCTCACCTGGCAGATCATCCGAGGTAAGGGCGCCGGGTCAGGGTTCCGCCCTGGCGGTGAGGCCCGCCATGCCGCGATCGAAGCACAACGTGCAGAACGCGGCACGATAGATGGCCATGCGGCGACGGTCGGACGGCTCGCCGCCCCACAGGTATTCGACCCTGAAGATATCGGGTACACCATCATGTCCGGCGCCGTGGATCTCGGTGTGGCGATATGGGCGGACCCGACCGCCATCGGTCTCAAGGCTGTGGGTGACGTGCGGAGGGCACGGCAACTCTTCACACCCGATGCGCTCGCAGAGAACGGGTGGAGACGATGGGTGCAAGGCCCAGGCGTTGACCGGTTCCTCGCGTCGCACCCCGGCCAACGGTTCGTACAGCGAATGGTTGAGACGAACAAGACACGTGACGTATGGCGCATGTTCAATCGGAACATCCCGATCCGTGTCGCATACAGGTTCGCCGCGGCTGGCAGCCCCGAGGCGGTCGGGGTGATACTACGCGACGCCGTGACAACCGGCGGTATTCGTACCGTACCCGCGTTGCAGCACGGGTACGCGTGGCGGCGGCCCCTCCAACAGAACCGGTGGCTCGCACAGCTCCCCCACGGCCACATCGAAATAGATGATCTCGACAATGCGGCCCGGCAACTCGAACGTGTTGGTGTCGCCGCGCGCCTTGACCGTGACAGGATCGACACTGCGGTAGCGCTCGTCCCCCTCGCGAAAACACCTGAGGATCTCCTCACGATCAGTAAGGACTTCGTGACGCGAGCGATCCGGGAGCGCATGGTCGCCGATGGTGTTGGTGCCGACCATGCGCAGGAGGCAACACGCCTGTTCTACCGGCAGTGGGATGAGGCGCGCCGCACAATGGTCGACGAACTCGGGAATGGTGCGCGGGTGCCCGGCCCTGTTGTCGACGGCGTACAGATGCCGGACGTAGCGATTGGCGATGCGGCGTTCTCTCTCGCGGAGGGCTTGAACGGGGCGGTACCGCTACCTGACATGCGGAAGATCGCGGCGTTGACCTGGCGGTACAAGGAGGTCGGGCGGATACCAGGGTTCCGGCCGGGGAACACGCCGTTGGGGCGTGCCGCTACAGGCCTGAACTACGCGATGAACACGTTCACTGACGTGATCTGGAAGCCGTCCGTGCTGATCACACGGCTTGGCTGGCCGATCCGTGTGATTGGTGAGGAGCAGGTGCGGATGGCGGCCTCGGGTCTCGATTCGACGTTTCATCATCCGCTGCGATGGGTCGCATGGGTTGTTGGGCGGCGCGGGAATATTGACCCGGCAACATGGCGGGCGCCCGCGCCCGTGATGGGCCGGCCAGTCATTGACGGGGATCTTGTGACGATCCCTGATCTACATGTCGCGGGCCGTGTGAAGCGTACCGACGCGGCGGCAGGTACGGTAACTGTCCGATATCGGACGGCTGAGGGTGTGCTTGAGACTGATACGTTCCCGCTCACGGACGTGGCCCGTAGGGAAGCGGCACAACAGTCCGCGGAGGTAGCCACGCACGGTCTTGAGAGCCGTGTCGTTGCTGCTAGCCGGTCACGGTCAGAGAACGAATGGCAGACATGGAAGGAAGTCGCGGAGGATCTTCGCTACAACACGGAATGGGCGGCCGCGCAGTCGCGGGCAGGCCGGTTCTCTCCGAATGATCCGACCGAGGTATACGCGCAGGACTGGGTGACATACGACCGTGGTGCTGGCGGGTATACGCGCGCATGGGCGGATGATCTCACGTCCGCGGCGTTGGACCCGGTGCAGCGGACTGTCGCACGGATGATGCTCGACCCTACGTACAGGCCGACACGTGCGGCCGCCGCCGCTGAGGGTGCGGCCGGTACGCCCGGCACGGCGGTCGACGCTGTGAAAGCATGGTTCTTCGACGGTGCAGGCAAGAAGTATCGGGTCCGGATAGCAGGCCGGCGGACCGTCCTGTACACGACCGGTACGCCCGTTGACCTCACAACACGTGCCGGGTCGGACTGGTACATCGACGCTACTGCCCTCAAAGTCCAGCATTTCACTGGCAATGACACTGCCCTCATCGACGCTGTAGCGCACGGCACGTTCGGCCGGTGGAACGACCGCACGCAAGCATTCCAGATCAGTACCACGTTCCTGAACCGGCTCCGCAAATATGCGGACGAAGGTATCGGCCCAGCGAAGGTTGTCGGCCGGAAACGTCTCACTACACGTGTGCGCCCCGGACGTGCCGCGGACGCCGGGAACATATACGACCGGGCGCTGAACGCGATGTTCTACCAGCTGATGGGCCGCCCATCTAACTACCTGTCGCGCTCGCCTGCGTTCCGCCAGTACTACTGGCAGCGGGTGTCAGAAGTACTCCCGTACGCGACACCGAAGGCACGCGCACGGTTCCTTGGTGCCGCCACGGGCTCGCACCTGGCACACAACGACATGGTGGCGTTGCGTCGTGCCGCGGCCGGGCCCGCCGGACACGCGTCGTTCACAACGTTGGACACGATAGCGAAAGGCTACGGGCTGGACAGTACCCGCCAGCTTCTCTACGACGTGTCCGAGAAAGGGCAGTTCTTCGCCGCGGCGAACGTTGTGTTCCCGTTCGGGGAAGCATGGAAAGAGATTATGACCCGGTGGATGAAGATCATCCCGGAGCACCCGCAGGCGGTCGAGCGTGGACGGCAGCTCGTGGAAGGCTCGTCGGGCCCGACGTTCGTGCGGAAAGACCCCGCGGACGGTAAACAGTATATGGTGTGGCCTCTGTCGCAGCAGATCCTGTCGGCTACCGCGGGTGTGCCATTCACGTTCGCGGGGTCGCTCCAGGGGTTGAACATTGCGACATCGCAGGCCGGTCCTGGTGTTGGTCCTGTCGTCCAGATCGCGCTGTCGCGCATGATCCCTAAGACCCCATCGTGGGCACAGATCCGCGAGTACGTGTACCCGTATGGGGAGCCGGACACCGGCTCGGGGTTCTTCGAGATGTTGTTCCCCGGTTCAGTCCAACGTCTACGCACCGCGGGACTCCTGAAACCTCTGTTCGGCCCGTCACCCGACCAGGTTCGCATGTTCGACAACAGCGCGTACCAGATCTTCGCGTATCATGCGTCAACAGGGAAGTTCGACCTGAACGATGCGGATAGCCTTCAGGCATTGCAGGACCGGTCTGTGCGTGAGGCCCGCTGGCTGTACGCGGTGCGTGCCCTCGCGACAGCGGCCGCCCCTGTGGCCCCACGTGTGGACCCTACGGTGGAAGGGCCGGACGGGAAACTCCTCGACTTGTACGCGGTGACAGCGAAGTATCGCGAGTGGATGGATAAGAACCCGGATACCGCGGCACAGAAGTTCCTCCGCGTGTTCGGGACGGACCTCCGCTACCTGATGCAGTCGCAGGCGTACCGTCGCATGTACGGTGCCGGGTCCGCGGAAGCAATGCAGTTCGCGAACGCGCACCCGGCGTTCGCAAGGGATTACGATGCCGTGTACGGGTTCTTCGTGGAACCGTCCGTGGACTACGACCCGGAAGCGTACAAGGCGGCGCTCGAACGTGGTGAAGTCGCACCGCTTGACCTCACCGCGAAGATCCATCTTGCGAACGCCCGTGTTGCCGGTGTTGTGTACGACCGGTGGGTGCGTAAGGCAGGACCATCTCCGAGTTTCGAGCAGGAACAGTGGCTACGCGACCTGAAAGAATGGCTAGCCGACGAGTTCCCCGGCTATGACACCGACCGGTGGGCGCCGTCACGGGCAGATCAGGCCGACTACCTACGGCAGCTCGCAGGCGCTGTCGAGGACCCGCTCGTCGCGGACCTGCCGGTCACTGGAGCGATCCGCGACTATATGGCATACCGGGATCAGGCACTTCGGGTAGCGCACGACAACGAACTAGCGGGGCTGTCATCAGCGCGGCTTGAGCCGCAGCGGGCATGGCTTCGCGCGTATGGGGCACGCCTCGTGAAGCAAGTCCCGGAGTTCAAGCAGGTGTGGGACTGGGTGTTCTTCCCTGAGGTCGAACCTGGCCGTGAGGTGAAGGAGTCTGCGGCATGACAATCGCACGTAGTGTTGAGGATCAGGGTCTCCCACCGTTTCCGACCGCGCCGGTGGACACTGCGGATACGAATCCGATACTGGGCGATCTCCCCGCCGACTATCAGGTGCCTGGCACGTCGCGGGTGCCGATGCCCGGATTCGGCGACGGGTACGGTGACACCTGGTGGACCGCGAATATTTTCGGGGAGCCGGTCCTATCACGGCGGTATGTCAACGGGGACGAATGGGGGCCTGCGGACACGCCCGATGAGGTCGTGGGCCTGAAGGGCCTGCTTGTCGCCGCAGGGTTCCTGTCGGAGTCCGCGGCGCGGGAGCAGCTGTTGCTGTGGGATGAGTCGGCCGCTGCGGCGTACAAGAACGCGATGGAGCTCGCGAACCGGTATGGGGCGAGCGTGGACGTGCTGTTGCGCGATAGGGCAGCG